AGACCGATGCCGACACCATTGAAACCTTCCTTGAAGCTCGCGGTGGAGCGGAGCATTTTGACTGGTCGCCACCAGATGAAACGGAGACCTACAAATGGATTTGCCAAGACTGGTCGAAGTCCATACCGTATTTGAACAGGGCAACGATTACAGCGACGTTCCAGCAAGTTATTGAGCCATGAGTGAAGGCAACGTTTACGAGGAGCTTCTTAACTCCGGCCCTTTTGCAATTATCGAGCTGTTTGAGCTGAAAACGTTCGAGACGATGCATGGTGCGGATGAGACGTACTACTTCCACGCTGGCCGTAACCGTAAAACAACTGAGCCAACCAGTAACGACGATGTTGTCAGCGCTGTTTCGCTCTACTGGAACGGTCACTACTATTTGCCGTTACCGATTGAGGCGGAAGGTTTTGAGTACAAGGGTGATGGCGGCTTGCCGCGTCCAACGATTCGTATTGCCAACCTCAACAGCAACATCACACAGATACTGCTTGGCGTAAACGCAATAACGCCAGGCAATGATCTGAATGGAGCGCAGGTCACGAGGATTCGGACGTTGAGTCGTTTTCTTGATGGCATCAACTGGGAGAACGGAATCAACCCGTATGGCAACCCCAGTACGGATGAAGCAGCACAGATGCCAAAAGAGGTTTATTACATCGACCGCAAGGTTACTGAAACACGAGATCTGGTTGAGTTTGAGATGGTGTCGTCGCTTGACCTTGCAACCGCAAGGGCACCAAGGCGGCTTGTCATGCAGAACCTTTGCCAGTGGAAGTACAGAGGCAAAGAGTGCGGTTACACGGGAACAGCAGACTTTACGCCAATCGGTCAGACAATTACTACATCAACCGCAACTAATTACACTTTTACTTCTGGTGCAAACATTCTGTCAGCTGGAAACAGCCTTAACAGTGGAGAGGCTTTAATTTCATCTAACGGCTATTGGATGGCAAAAATGCAGGCTGATGGGAATCTTGTTGTGTATGCCAAGCCTGCGCCTTCGTCAGACACAGCCAAGCGAGCAACAAATACTGTTCCAGGGTTAGGGGACTACGAGCTTAGGATGCAAAACGATGGCAACCTTGTTATCTATAACAAGGCTGTAGCTCGTAATGACTACGCAGGCGGTTCCGTTGTTTGGGCCGCTGATGTAAACAGGGTTGGAGGGCTTTCTGGTGCGTCGTTGTATCAACCAGACGGCGGACCTGTTTTTTACCCGAACAATGCAAGTGTTGGCAGATCACCGGCCTTGATCTATGAGCTAGTAAGTGCCGACTCATCGATTGACAACATACCCACAGAAGCGCAGGCAAATGCAGGCACTACAACCACAGTGCAAGGCACTTTGAACGTTGACTCTAATGATTTTGGGTCAAGAACTATTACGGTAACTTTTACAATACGAGCCGATCCTTTGCATTCTGGTCATTACTCAGGCGAGACTCGTGCTTGGCGGGCTATTACGGCAATGTCTTTTGTTGGCGCAACAGGCATCTACACTGATGGGGAAACGGTTGTCGGCAAAAGAACTTTATCTAGCGGCAACCCTTTTAAAAACAATCACCCAAACGTAGGCACTTTAGAAGAAAGCGGAATTTATATAACAGTCGCAGCAAGTTATACGGGAAAGCAGCTCAAGCTTCAAGATGACGGCAACCTTGTCCTTTCAGACACGGACGGTTCAAACGCTACGTGGGACATAGGCTTTAGCTCAAGCGATGAACCCGGAGTGGTGCAGAACATAACTCCTGGTGTTGCGTACCCGCCCGGTGTCGCTGGTCAATGCGGCAAGACCTTAGACGACTGCAAGCTGCGATTCGGCTCTGGTGCGTTGCCTTTTGGGTCGTTCCCCAGCGTTGGTGGCAACACTTAATGCAGGACTGGCAAGAGGCTGCGCTCCAGCACACAAAAGAAGATGCGCCGCGTGAGGCTTGCGGTTTGCTGGTTGTCGTCAAGGGCCGCCAGCGGTATTGGCCTTGCAAGAACATCTCAACAGAGGACGACTTTTTCATCCTTGACCCGCTCGACTATGCAGGCGCTGAGGATGCTGGAACGATTCTTGCCATTGTTCACAGTCACCCCAAAACGCCTGCGGTTCCTAGCGAAGCGGACAAGATGGCGTGCGAACAGTACGGTCTGCCTTGGCATATCGTCAGCTTGCTAGACAACTGTTGGTGCAGCATCAAACCTTCTGGGTATGAAGCCCCGTTGGTTGGGCGTGAGTGGGTGTGGGGCGTCTCAGATTGTTGGACGCTTGTCCGTGACTGGTACAAGCAAAAACTGGGCATCAAACTTCGAGATTGGGAGCGGCCTGCCAGTTCAGAGCTGTTTCGTCAGTCCCCGATGTTTGAAGACTGCTTTGCAGACACGGGCTTTGTCGAAACAGACGGCACGGAGCCAGAAAAAGGCGACTTGCTGTTTATGCGGCTAGATGGTTGTCGTGGCTTGAATCACGTTGCCGTCTACATCGGAGAGGGCAAGATGTTGCACCAGCTGCAAGGCAGGCTGTCGTCTAGGGATTATTGGGACGGGTACTGGCAGAAAGTCACAGGTAGAATTGTGAGGTATAGCGGCTGACGGCAGATGCTCCGCACGGTCAAGGTTTACGGGCACTTGGCAGAGCACTGCGGTCAAAGCGTGTTTGAAGCATTGGTGCGCGTGCCTGCCGACGCGATCAAGTTTTTGCTGTGTAACTTTCCCGAGCTTCGGGGCTTGATGCGAGACGGTTACTACAAGGTGGCTGTCGGGAAGTTTGACTTACAGCTAGCGGACCATCCTGAGCAGCTGCACTACCCGATGGGTGCGGATGACGTGGTGAAGATTATTCCTGTTGTATCTGGTGCGGGCGGTAGAGGTCTTGGCCAGATTCTTTTAGGTGCCGCATTGATTGGTGCGGCAGTTCTTCTTGCTCCAGCAGCTGCTGGTGTGGCGGCAGGCACCAGTCAAGCAGGATTTTTAGGAGCTACTGGCACCGGGTTTTTAAGTGCATCAGCTTCTGTCGCAGCAGGCAGCATTGGTCTTTCTTTGGCTCTTGGCGGTATTGCTACGTTGCTTACTCCCGTTCCAACACAGCCTGATGGTGGTGAAGGGCAAGGCGGCTTTGCGTTCTCTGGACTGCAAAACACCAGTCAGGAAGGCATCCCTGTTCCTGTTGTTTACGGCGAGATGATCGTTGGTAGCGTGGTCTTAAGCACCAAGCTGGTCGCAGATCTAGTACCGAACGAGTAAAAATGCCAAAGGACAATCTAAATTCCAAACAGCTAGCCCAAATCATTGACCTTCTTGGTGAAGGCGAAATTGAGGGCTTTCCCAATGCAGGCATAAGTCACAGCACCAACCCGCGCCAGTATGCCATTGGTGCGCTAAAGGACGTGTTTTTTAATAACACGCCTGTTTTAAATTCTGCTGCTGTCATAACTGGAACCACCGAGATTACAGACACCAACATCCAAGAGAACTTAAATTTTGATGTTGATAAGGCTAAGTTTCAAGTTGAGCTTGGTTCGCAGGACCAGAAGCCACTTTCTGAGTTTCCTGGCTCAACCAGTAGCAGCACCACCCAAGTCAACACTGAGGTTCCCAAAGGGGATCCAACAGGCGGAAACGACCAAACAATTTTTAAAAGTGATGGAACGCCGGTCGTCAGAACGATTACTGATGTTGATGTTGACCAAGTAAACATTGTTGTGGGTGTTCCGGCTCTTACAAGAGTCAAAGACAACGGCACCGTCAAGGGGCTTGCTCTGCGCTACAAAATACAGATCAAGTACAACGGTGATTCCGACTTTGTTAACGTTCCAAGGCTTATAGGTAGTACAGACGAGGTGGACAATGAAGGTTATTTAGGCGACGGCAATTTTCAAATTGACGGTTACACCCCAGACCTGTTTCAGCGTAGTCACGTTTTTTCTCTTGACACAAAAACAACAAATTCTGACGGAAACATTGTCAATAACCCAGCAAAATATCCAGTCGATATCCGAATTATTAGAACATCACAGTCAGTTCGACCAGACAATGAAACTATTACAGACAAGCTTATTTGGTATAGCTTTGATCAACTAATTACAGACAAGCTGCGTTACCCAAACAGCGCAATTTTTGGTTTTCGGTTTGACGCGCAACAGTTTCCGAGCATCCCTAAGCGAACATTTCGTATTAGGGGCTTAAAAATACGCATTCCTCACAATGCAAGCGTCAGAGGGGACGGGTCGCTTGATTACGCTGGAACGTTTAACGGCACATTCAAGGCAGCTAGAGAGTGGTGTAGCGATCCAGCATGGATTCTGTATGACCTGCTAACTAATACCAGATATGGCCTTGGCGCGTATATTTTGACGCCCGAAGAACGCAAAGAAGCTGAGGCAAAAGCTGGTGATCAGTTTGAGGGCACAACGGACGTAGCAGCCAACCTTGATGTTTACAGCTTTCAACAGGCCAGCGCATATTGCTCAGGCAGAGTCAGCGATAACGCTGGTGGAACGGAAGCTCGATTCAGCTGCAACGTTGCAATTACGTCACAACAAGACGCCTACAAGCTGGTTCAACAACTGTGCTCTGTTTTCAGAGCAATGCCGTTTTGGGAAGCCGGAACATCTACGGCGGGGACAGGCGGAATTTCGTTAGCGCATGACCGTCCTGAAGACTTTACTTACATCTTTAACCAATCGAACGTAACCGTAGAAGGCTTTTCCTACTCGGGGTCAAGCATGAAGGGCCGCCCCACTTGTGTTGCGGTCAGGTACTTCGACATGGAAGCTCGCGACTTCCGTCAAGAGCTTGTCGAGCTAAACAGTCAATTTATTGACTCAACAGACCCTAACGTCGATTTTCTTGACAAGTACGGGTACAACAAGCAAGAGATTGACGCTTTTGCCTGCACTAGCAAGTCACAGGCGTATCGTTTGGGCAAGTGGTTCCTTTATACAAGTCATCGAGAAACTGAGGTTTGTAGCTTCTCGACTGACGTCGCTGCTGGCATCATTGTTCGCCCTGGCGATTACATAAAAATTAGTGATCCCGTCCGCACGGGGCGTGTTGTTGCTGGTCGTGTCACTTCTGGATCAACGCTGACGCAGATCAAGCTGGATCGAAGTGACACTGAAATGTTTGGAGAAAGTGCGCCAGTAGGGTTTGAGTTTCACACTATCGACACTGACGGCAAGTACACCCAAGTCGGTAGCTCAAACATTGTGGGCAACACCGTCACGCTTGGAACGGCACTGAACGCGCTTTCTAGCCCTAGAAAAGTGCCTGCTGCTGGAGCGCCCTTCCAGATTGGGTATCAAGATGTCATTCTGACGCAATGGCGC